ATCTTACTGCTGGAGTTGTTTATAATGTTTCGCATGGACTACCTGAAAATTCTTCTAAAATACTATTGATTCAATGTAGTATAGTTCTAGGGTCTGAAACCCAGTTTATCCCGATGCCACACGTAGAAGCAGGACAACATCTCCGATGGGGTTATAACCCCAAGTATGTTTGGTTCCTTCCTACATATAGTTGGGGCAATAAAAACTCACAACTATTCATCATATATGCACTACCGAACTAGGCTTTGTTTGATATACTAGAAGAGTAATAATTAAAAGGAGGAAGAACCAAATGAGTTCACAACGATTCAACTTTAACGATACAGTTTCAGACGCTTTTGAGTTTGAAATTAGTGGTCTTGCATACGACATGCGATACCCTACACAAGACGAAATCCGTCCATTTGTTAAATTGGTCACCAAGTTTGAGTCTATGAAGGACACAGCCTCTCAAGAAGAAGTAGAAAAAGTAAATACTAAGATGGAAGACTTTATCCACGGACTTATCACTCCAGTCGGCCATGACACACCAATCAAGGAGACTCTAAAAAAAGTCAATGTGGTGGTCTTGCGCCGTCTTAATGAAAGGTTGATCCAAGAATTGGTGTCGTAGATGGCAGTAGTTGCAGCAGCTCAATCTGTTCCCTCAAGTGAGGACACCACATCAAACAGGCAACTCTGGGCTGCTGTAGCATACTACTATCCACAATATACGTTGAAGGAAGCTTCCAAGTTACCAGCTCGAGACATTAGATTATTGATTCAAACAGCTCAGAAAATGGAAGCACAAAAAATGTTCAATCTTACTCAGATTGCAGCAGCACCGCACACTAAAAAGGGAGAGGGAGTAAAGAAATTATCAGAACATTTTAAGAGGTTAGCAAAATAAACAATGGCAGTTACAGGCGGAACAGTTAGGTGGGTAGTCGAGGCAGACTTATCTGCTTTTAGTGCTGGAATGAAAGAAGCTTCAAGGCAAGCCTCCGATCTAGGGAAAGCTCTCAATGACTTGGATAGAGCGAATAAAGGCTCTTTGACCAATGCTGCTAAGAACGCTAATAGTCTTAAGTCTTCTTTTGGTGAGTTGACCTCTAGCCTCGCTAAGGTTCGTGCCGCTGGAGCAGACCTGTTCTCTCCAATGGTACAGGGCGCTAACCTAGCCCTGAACAGTATTACTACTCTTAGTGGCGCTATGGGGGCTTTAATTGCCCAGCAAGCCAAGTCTGGTATTCAGGGTGCTGAGTTTGTAGCTAAGAGTAATGCTTCCTTCATCTCTCTAACAGGTTCTATTCAAAACGCTAATAATGCAATGGCCCAAGCCTTTAAGTTTTATAAGGGTTTGAACAAAGATAGTGTTGGTTCTGTCTTCTCACGTTTTCCAACCATTCAAGCAGTCAATAGCATTCTTAAATACGGAGCTTCCCTACAAGATGTCACTAAGCAACTTGAACTATTGGGTCGTGTGGCGATTGCTTCAGGGCGTAGCATTGACGAATTAGCAGAATTGTATGGACGTGCTACTGCTCAAAAAACATTCGGATTATTTGAATATGACCAATTAGTCCAAGCTGTTCCTGCTCTTAACAAGGAATTGGCTAAACAGCTGGGTGTTACAGCTGGTGAAGTACGGGCTTCATTAGATAGGCACAGGGTAGACACTACTAAACTTATAAAGGCCTTTGAGGCTGTTGCTGAAAACGGTGGTCTTGCCATGGGTAAGTTTACCGCTACCCTTGAATACCAGAGTGGACGTGCAAAGGGTCGTTTAGCAGATATTGGTGCTGCTTTAGTAGGTTATTCTGTCGATGCTGAAAAAGGTTTCCAAGCTTCCGAAAAAGGTATCTACCAGTCTACTGTTCGCCTGACTAAAATCTTTGCAGACACCCTTGCAGGTTCAACTGCTACAGGGCAAAAAATGCAGCGTGTCATGGGGCGTTTAGGTGAGGCTATTGCTCCATTCATAGATAGACTAGCAGATAAATTGCCCGGTGCTATCAGCCGAGTACTTGATTATGTAGACAAACTAGCTGGCGGTATTGAAAGTCTAGGCTCTAAGATGTTGGATAGCGGGTTTGACATGAAAACCCTTATCCCTATTTTCGCTGTATTAGGTACTCAAATCCTAGGGTTCGTAGGTAGCCTTACTGGTGGTGCAGGAGGCCTATTAGGTGCTCTAGGAGGTATTGGTTCAGCAGTAGGTGGAGTTAGTCTACCTGTAATAGCTTTAGCCTTTGTGTTTACCAAGGCAATGGCCTCAAGCCAAGAGTTTAGAGATGCTGTAGGAAGTCTATTAGGGGCATTAGGCCGCCTAGCTACTACCCTTGGGAAATCCTTTGCCCAACTAGCTTCAAGTGATGGAGTAACTAAAGTATTGACTGCTTTTGTCAATGCTCTTGCATGGATGGCAGACACCATATCCAAATTCCCTACTCCTGTACTACAAGGAATTATGATTGCTATCGCTGGTGGAGCTGTTGTTGGTAAAGTTGTAAAGCTGGGACAAGCTTTTGTGGGCACAGCGTCATCTATTAAGAAGTTCGGCGACTCTCTGTTTGGCATAGGCAAGGGTGCAGCCAAAGCGGCTAAGGGTGGCAATATCTTGGCTCCAATTGAAACCATGAGCACTCAAATGACTAGGGGGCAACAGTTAATGGTAACAATGAGGTCTGGGATCATCAATCTGATACTCATGGCCGGTGCTATCGCTGCTCTAGGATATGCTCTTAAATTCGCCTATGATTCAATCCCTGAAGACCTTGGCGGTCTAGCGGCTAAGATGGGTGTCATGGGTGGAGTAGTGTTAGGTATGACCATTCTTGTAGCCCTATCTAATAAAATGAAAGCAGATAGTAAGGCTATGTTCAAGTTAGTTCTCATAGCAGGAAGCATAGCCACACTAGCGAAGAGTTTGGAGTATGCAAACCAAGCTATTCCTGGAGACATTCTGGAGTTCGGGTCTAAGATTATAAACCTAAGTATCGGTGTTAGTGCTATCACTGTACTAGGTGCAATTGTTGGTAAACTAGGGAAACATATAGTTCCCGGCCTAGGAGTATTGATTCTTATTTCAGGTACATTAGCTGTAGCGGCTAAAGCAGTGAGCTACACAAACACAGTAGTACCAAGCGATATAGGTAGCTTTGCCTCTAAGGTAGCTAATATGGCTATCGCCATTGGAAGTATCAGTATTCTAGCTGGCGTATTAGGAGCTATTATGTCCACTGGCGTTGGGGCACTGTTCCTAGGTGCTGGGTTAGTGGCATTATTAGGTGTCTTAGGGGGTATGGTAGCCGCTGCTAGAGCTATAGCCTATGTGGACTCTGTTGTTTCTAGCGACATCAAAGGCGTCAAAGCCAAGGTAGATGCTCTTGTAGATGTAGTAGCCCATATGGCCAAATCTAATGTGGGTGGTCTGATAGAAAACGCAGTCAAGGCTATAAATATGGTAGCCGTCAACTCAATAGTTAATTCGTATCGTGATATTGCCACACAATTAGCTATAATTGCGGCGATCCCACTCAATAAAGATGCTGTGAAGGCTAAAATCACCTTAATTAGTGAAACAATACAAGAGGTTGCGGCTAATAAGTCGGATTCTATCATGGGTCTGGCTATGGAGGCTGCTAAAAACTTTGTTAAGAATATAAATATTGGACAAATTGGCTCAATTGTTAATTCTTACCATAATATTGCTTCTAAGTTAGACGAAATCCAGAATATAGTACTTGTACCGGAGCTGATCAACCAGAAGATAGCATTGTTATCTGGTATTATTAAGAATCTATCCGCATCGGGCCCAAGCTCTCCAATGGCAGGACTGGACCAGATTATTTCCACTTTCTTGCAGGGTCAAATCATCAATCAGGTAAGCGAGATTGTTTCAAGGTATCATAATATAGCCACCAAGCTAAATGAAATCCAGAATATTCAGCTGAATACACCAGTCATACAGAATATGCTAAATCAGCTTGCAACAGTGGTCAAGCAGCTCACTGTCTCTGGTGGGAGTAGCTGGTGGACTAGTATATCCGAGACAGTCAACACCTTTCTCAAAGCCAGAACTACTGAGAGTGTGGCATCTATTGTCAACACATATGTGTCGATGACTGATAATCTTAAGAGGCTATCTTTTGATTGGTCTAAAGAGGCTGGCCAAACTCAGAATACCGTGAGGAATATCTCTGAAGTAGTCAGAATGTTAATAGATCAAAAGGGCACTGGTGGTGTATGGAATGCCCTGAAGAGCTTTGCTACTGGTGGAATGATCTCCGAAGAGGACATGGCTAGAGTACAGTCCCTGCTTAATAAGTTTACCGAGGTGGCTAAGACCATAAATGGTATGGTTTCTGTTGATATAGACCACAACAGAGCTAAAATCGTAGCGGTTAGCTCTGTAATTAACGAGATAGCAAAAATGCCTGCTATTCCGGGCATAGGTGAAAAAGAACTCTCTGTTGGGCTAGCTCAGTCAATTCTCAATAAGTTTGTAGGCTTCAGCTATACAGTAAACACTATCGCACCGGTCAATGATGGGTCATTAGTTAATCTAAGAAACATTCGTCATGCAGTATGGGAGGTGTGCCAAGTAAATCAAGATGTAGGCAACCTGAGTAATAAAGAGTGGATCATTGGCATGGGGCAATCTATGCTCAATAAACTTATCGAATTTGCGTGGGCACTCACTGGTTTGCCTAATGTGAACCCTGCTATTAGTGCTGCTATTGCTAATTTACAATCTGCCCTGTCTCAAGTGATAGGTGGTACAATCGCCAGTCTCAATGGACAAGTTGATTCTGTGTATGATGTAGGTGCTCGGTTAGCCAGTAAGTTATCTCAAGGTATCTCATCGCGGCAGGGCGAGGCTCAAACTGCTGGCTGGAACCTTCAATCAGTATTCTGGCGAGCTATTGAATCTAAGATGCCAGACCACTATTGGCAAGGGCATGCTCTAGTAGGACAGATCATACAGGGCCTTAAGTCGCGAGGCGATGAATTATGGCAAGCCGGTGACTCAGTCGGTAATAAGTTCAAAGAGGGCGTGATGGCTGTTCAAGGATACTGGCATGCTGGTAACAATGCTATCTCAGGATTCATCAATGGAGTAGAAAGTCGGAATGTGTATTCAGTTGGTTGGTGGGTAGCTGAGAAATTCTTACGAGGATTAAAGGACAGGGCTCAACAACACTCACCTTGGAAAACTACTATCGAGAGTGGTCGCTTTGCAGCTCAAGGTTTGGCTAAAGGTGTCCAGCAAAGCCAATCTCAAGTGGTTAATGCAGCCACCTCATTAGTGGATGAGGTAGTAGATATTCTGTCAATGGATGGGGTTACTATGTCTCCATCACTAGATGTTTCAAGCAATCTGGCACCGGATGTATATAGTAGCGACACTACAAATTATGGCGCTCCAGCACAACGAGGTCGAAACGTTGTGATTAATCAAACAAACAATAACTATACTCAGTACTCAGTTGACCAGATGGTACGTGACTTGAAGTGGGAGTTAGGCAAGGCTTAGGTATAATAGAAGTATATGCGATTTAAGATTGGTAATAACATCATACTTGGCGGTGATTCAGCTTATAAACTAGTATCACCTATTTCTGGCTTGTCTGCTCCCGCTATCAGAACGGCAGATGGAGTTTATGCTGGTGTTGATGGTGGATATGTATCTGCTCAACTATATGGGTTTAGAACTATAACATTAGCTGGGTTCTACCAAGGCCAAACATGTCAAGATGCCGATGACTTAAGACTGGGTTTAATGAATAAATTGCATATTCGGCAAAACTACCCCATTATGATTACTACCTTTTCAGGAAGAAACTACTATACAGAGGGTTTTATTGCTGATGTTAAATCAGATATTACCATGCCTACTGCTGGAGAGTTCCAAGTTACCCTTATCTGTCCCGACCCTATAATTTATGATGGTGGGGACGGAGCGTCTCCTCAGTCATCCCTCTTACAGCAAGTATTCTATAAGGAGAAGCCGGGAGGCTTTGTGATCCCGTCAGATATGCCTGTACAGTGGGTTTCAGGGCAAGTGGCTACAAGTATCATGAACACTGGATCGGTCGAAGTTTACCCGCTTATAATCCTTAAGGGAACATACACCAGCCCTAAAATCACTAACATTACAACTAACCGACATATTAAAATGAACCTGACAGTTTCTGGTGATTCGGAGTTGCGCATTGACATGAAAAAACGTATAATAACTCTGAACGGGGTTAGCGTAGCCTCATCACGAGCCCTAGACTCTACGTGGTGGGCACTGGAGAGAGGCGAAAATAGAATTGTACTAGAAACTGACAAACAAACAGACACGGACTTCGGGACTATTATTTGGCGTAATGGTTTTGAAGGCATCTAAAGGGGGAATATGGAAGAGCCATCAGAGCTTAAAATCACACAACTAGACATTGAAGTTTACAACTGGAAAACAGGTGCCTATGTCGCTGACTTCTCACACATTCTTTCTAATGGGTTAAGGGTTACATGGAAATTAAATGATGTTGACGAGTTTGATTTTGGTCTAGACTATGAGCAGTTCAAATTAAAATGTAAGGAGATGGGAGTCCGCCCATCAGAGGTACTTTCTCCCGGTATTCACGATGTGAGGGTCCGGTACAACGGAAAATATATTATCGGTGGTTATGTAGCTCAGATAGATATAAACATAAATAAAGAGAGCAATAATACCCTTCAGGTTAGATGCCTAGGATTCTTAAACCTTTTTAAGGGCAGACTTACTAATGCACAATATTCTCGAAAAACCTATGCACAAATAGCACGCTCCCTAGTCTCAGATTCTCAGAAAGCCCAACCTATAAACAAGACATCTGTACCAAGTGTTAATACAAACGGATGGATATTTGCATATGGAATGAAAAACGAGGGGGATGGGGCTGTCTACCGAGAAGACATCAAGAAAGCAGCTCTTATAGCCACTCCTATACCCGATGGATGGGCTTCGTTAGCCGTGAAACTAAATATACCCGCAGGCACCAAAGTAGATATTTCGTGGAGGCAACTCATACCCCCTAGCTACAAAAATGCAAAGATAATCGAGCGTTCTCAGGTGGGCATCCCTAGTGACCAAGTTATATTACAAGAATTTTTCACTACTGACTTTGATAATACATGGCACGAATACAAGATTTCAAACTATTCAATGATCAATGATAGTGGCTGGTTAATGATAGAGGGCAATAATCCTAGTCGTAAACCTATGTATATAACAGACTTCAGGGTTACATACTCTTTTGATGATGATTCCCTATATAATTTACGAGTTCCTCTAGGCGTAGATTTAGCTTCTGCTCAGCAACTAGATAGCCGCCAACGAGGCTACGAACTTCAAGATGTTAAAGAGGGTATAGTTAACCTGACTAAGCTTGAAAATAACAACTTTGACTTCTCGTTCACTCCAGATAGGCAATTCAATGTATTTGATAAGAAAGGTCAAGACAAATCCGCTGACATACGTATCTCATACCCATTCAACCTAGAGGGGGGGACTATTACACGAGATATAAGTGATATGGTTAATTATTCTTACACTATCGGGTCTGGTATCGGTGATGAGAGGCTTGAGGCAATAACCCACGACAAAGAGTCCCGTAAGAAGTATGGAACTATAGTTAAAACTAAAACCTTAAATGATGTTAAGTTATTTACCACACTTTACCAACATTCCCGCGGAGAAATTGAATTAGGGAGAATGCCCACAGACATTCCATCACTTACTGTAGGGGATGGTTCTATAAATCCTACCACTATAGAGACTGGAGATATTATCTCCGTAGAAATGGAGAATGACAATTATCTTGACACTATTACAGACAAATACCGGATTATTGGCATGTCTTGGAATATCAGCAATGACATGGCAGAAACAATGGCCTTGACACTTAAACGGGCCTCTATTCCTCGCAAGAAGCCTATCTATATTAGATACATAAAAGAAATCATCAATGGTAGTAGCGTAAACTCAGGAAACCATTGGGTACAGATTCAAGCTATTGAGATGCAAGACAGCAAGCCAATAAACCGAGCTTTCAGAGCTAAAGTAACCAGTTATCCCGCGGGGCTTAACTTCCCGGAGCGAGTTACAAATGGAAACCTAGCAACGGCAGACTTTGCTTATCTTGATAATGTCCGTGCTTGTGTAACTGTAGATCTAGGTAAGCCATATCCTATTGATTATGTGAAAGTCTGGCACTACTACGGTGATGAAAGAAGGTATTACACAG